TTGTTAAATCTGAGCCAAAGAAAAAAATGAAAAAGATATTTAAGAAGTAATACTCTTATTTATGTCTCGTTCACGGTCTGCTAATACCTTAGAGATGGAGAAAAAATGGCAACAAGTAATTTACATCATTATACCGCGCAAGAAGCGCTAAACGTTATCACCGCAGGCGGTGGCTATGATTATGTCACCAACGCCACAGTAAACTCACACGTATATGTAGCAATCACTGCTTTACACGTTGATGCAGTAGTCTCTGCAACAAGTTCAGATACAGACATATGGGATACGCTTTCAAGCGTTACAATAAAAGCAGGCCAAACTATTTATGGTCAGTGGACATCTGTCACTGTAGCTAGTGGTGATTTTGCAATCGTACATAGGAGATCAAGTTAATGGCCAATCTACATAAACGATCAGTCCAGGAAGCGCTTAATAGCACTGTTGGTGGTAACTGGAGTCCGAAGACCGCTACAGCTAGTGGTAGTAGCGCAAATGTTAATAATACTGTACATGTGCAGTTAGCTTCAACTACTGCTACAATCGGTGTCCATAGCACCGTAGAACTTCATTTTAATTTTAGCGCAGATGCTGGTCAAGATGTCAGCGCTACAAATGATATGATATTACCAAAAAGCACTATGATGTACTTCACCGTGCCAAGAGGACTTGGTAATACAGTGTTTTTTAATCATAATAGTACATCAACTAGCACTGGTTCAGTGCGGATTGTGGAGATATAATGATTGGTGGAATGGGAAGTGCAGTCGTACCTGATCTTAGTCAGGGCGGCGAAATAGATGGTGACCTAGTAATAACTGGAGATTTTAAAGTTGAGGGTGCTGGTAGTTTTGCGTTTGATGAAATTGTTGAAGGTACTTTACAAGTAAATTCTACTGGTACATCATCACAAGCATTACAATTAACTGGACAAAATGGTCAAGTTAATGTGAACTTACTACCTCAAGAAGGAGGTACTAGCTCATTTATTGTCGCTCAAAATACTCTTTTATCATTCAGACCAAATGGTACAAGTGTTTTAAATGTTAAATCAACTGGTCAAGTTGGTATCGGTACATCCTCGCCTAGCAAAAATCTGCATGTATTTGGCTCATCAGAGCCTAGAATTAGAATTGAAGCTGGTAGTGGTTCAAATCCTGGCATAGAATGGGCTGAAGCTAATGTTCGCAAATGGGTTTTTTATAATGATAATAGTGATGATACTATTCATTTTAAAACAAATTCTGACAGTAGAATGGTTATTGAACAAGCTGGAAATGTCGGCATCGGCACAACCTCGCCAGCAACACATCTTCATGTTAATGGCAATATAAGATACAATGAATGGCAGACATCTAATGGTAATGCTATTGTTTA